GTTTTCGATTCTGTTTACATAGGTAGCACCTGTGTATCCAAATCCAGCTAAAGTTCCTATAATAGAAACCAAACCTATTATTTGTGTTGCTCTTGATTGAAACCAATCCATTTTATTTCTCCATTATTATAAGTTAGGTTGTAAATCTTGTAAAGCTTTTAATCCATTCAAACTATCTGAATACATTCCAAAGAATGCTTGATTGTTATCAGGCATCAAAGCAGACATGTAAATATCTTTAGGTTCATACCATGCAGAAGCCTGTGGCATAACTATTTGTCTGTATGCATCAAATCCTGGAACTGTTCCCATATACGCAACAAGCTGTGTAGAGTCTGCATATTCTCCTGTCTCTTCTTGTTGTTGCTCTAACTGCTCTTGTTGGTCTTGCATATTATTCTCGAAAGCTACTGCTGTATTTTGTGGGCCACTTGTTTCACCCACTGCTGTGTTTTCCTCACCACCTGTATTTCCTACTGCTGTATTATTGTCACTACTGGTATTACTCGCAACACTAGTATTGGTAGCGGTTTCATTGGTTGTTGTAGTGGTTGAACCTACTGCTGTGTTGCTACCACTGTCGGTATTCCCTACTGCTGTGTTTTGTGTACTCATGGTATTTGAAACACTGCTGTCGGTACTAAAACTATTTAAAACTTGTTGAGTTTGTACAACTGAACTAACCACTTGAGCAGATATACTAGGTGAGTTTGACATACTCTGTCCACCTGTAACACTACTGGTTACGGCTGTAGCTGTTGTATTTCCTGCGACACTACCACCAGAAGATTTTGTATTTCCTGTCGCATGTATTGATGTACCTGCTGTTGTTCCACTAACACTGTCGGTAGCCGTTTGAATTGTACTAGCTACAACACTTAACATTTGTGAAGTAATACCACCTTTTTCTTCTTCGGCTACTCTAGTTTCTTCGGCTTCTTCCTCTATTTCTTCGACCTCTTCTTCTATTTCTTCCTCTATTTCTTCCTCTTCTTCAAACCATTCCTCAAGTTCTTCTATGGTTTCAAACTCTAAATACTCTACAGGCTCTTCTTCCATGTACTCTTCTTCTATTATTATCTCTCGTCTTTCAAACTCTTCAAATAAAACTTCTTCTAAAAATATAGGATCAGGAGTATCTTGCTCAAAGATATCAACTACAAAGTCTATGTATTCTTCTTCTAATAAAATAGGAAGCTCTTCTTCTACAGACTCAAAAGGAATATAATATTCTTCTTCTTCTATTGCTGTAAAAACTTCTTCGTTTTCGTATTCTTCTTCGTAAAAGTTTATGTACTCTTCGTAGACTTCTTGTTCTATTTGCTCACTGAAATATATTTCTTCTTCATAATATGAATCAGTCTCGTAGTAAAGCTCTTCTTCGTATGAGTAATCGTATTCTTCTTCGTACCCATAATCATATTCTTCCTCAACATATCCATAGTCTGTTTCATCTTCAACATAGTAAGCTACTGATTCTTCTTGTGTGTAGCCAGCACAGAAAGGCGCATATTGAGGATCAAGATCACATTGTAAATCATCGTAAGCTTCCCAATACAAAGGACAAGATGTGTCATACAAAGAGTTGATATTACACTGTTGAGTTAGATATGCTGCATCATAACCTGCACAAGAACTATCGTTTAGTGGATTACTACAGTCTATAGAATTTCCTGTTCCTAAACCATATAAACTTCCACCATTCTCTAGTGTAGTATTCATGGTAGAAGCATTCCAAGTTTGATTTACACACGAAGAACTATTGGTTGTACCTTTACCACATTGGTCGTGATAATAATAAGTATAAAGCTCGTCAGACTTTCCTTGTTCACCAATCAATACATCGTGATTAATAATATTTAATGCGCCATATCTAAATTCAAAACTATCGTCTGACTTCCAAAGTATGACCTCAAATGAATTGTCTGTATTGCTTCGGTTGTATTCTCGTAAGTTATACCAACCAAAAACAGACTTGTCGGTAAAGTTCTTGGCTAGAACCTTTGAGCCGTTGTCTCGTATTAGATCAGTCCAGAAAGGATATAAGGTGTATGTGATTTCAGGTAAAGGATCAGGTGTGTAGTCGTTACAGTAAGATCCTGACGACCCAAAATGTAGACAACCATTGGTTGCCATTCTAGCAGACGTAAAATCCTCACCATAAAACGTAAAAGTAAAGTCTAAATTAAAAGCAGCCGAGACTTGATCGTCACCGACTGCCATGTTAGTTGTGCCTGTTTGATTGGTTAAATCAAAAAGACTTTGGTTTGCTTCGTATATATAATTTGCGTTAGTTGTTAAACTTGCGCCAAGTAATATTAAGATGCTTGCTATCTTTTTAAACATCTTAAAACCTTAAAGTAAAACTTAATCCTATGTTATGGTTATTCAAAACAGTTCCTAACATAAGACCATTTATTATTAATAGTGTTGCGGTTTTATTTTTGTCAGGAGTTTTTTCTAAAGCGTAATAAACAACCCCAGTCGCTAAAGTTTTATATAAAATAAGTTTTTCTTTTGAGGGAGACTTACCTATTAGTGGGTTCCTTTCTTCGTAACGACAGTTAGGGTCTGTTTGTTGACAATTTATAAGATCAAAAGTTTGTCCAACATCAACAACATTTAGTCCAACATAAGTTCCAAATAGAATCTTATCTGTCTTTTTCCAATCTTTAAAATCTGCCTGTGCGTTAAAGCTAAAAGATAAAAGACATAGTAAGCTAAATACCTTTGTCAAATTCCCTAGCACAAGTCAACCTCGATTTCTTCAAATTATTTTCATCTCTAGTACCTTTACATTTTTTAAGATACTGAGCTTTTGCTTCTACATAATCAGGTCTATCTTTAATGTTTTCTTTCCATGCAAGTTTTGCTTCGTCACCAATCTTACCTTCGTAAGGACATGGAGTACCTGCCATCTGCATTGCTTTAAATACTCTAGGGTCTTGGCAAAGTATAGAAACACTGGCTACTTTCATTCCTGTATCGTATAGATACTTGGAAAGTTTTAAGCGTTCACAATTCTCATCACGAACTGTACGACCTGTAGAAAAGCCAAACACTTGTCCTTGATATGCACCTGACCTTCCTACAGTACAAAGGTCTTGACTGTAACTCATAATACTAGGAGCAATCGCAGAAGCAGGCGGTGCTTTTTGCGTGATATTCTGATTGATAGTTTGCTCAGATTTGCTCTCATTTATATTTCTATTTGTATTATCTGACGTAGATTTGTTTTCGTTTACATTCTTATTGTCTGTGGTAACTCTTGAGTTTGAATTAGACTCATTGTAATTTTTATTTGTGTTGTCAGAAGTACTTGTACTGGTGTTATTATTATTATTTGTGTTAGTACTGGTACTGGTATTAACATTGTTATTGTTATTAGTATTGGTACTTGTACTAGTACTATTATTAGTATTAGTATTGGTAGAATTTACGGTGCTAGATACAGTTGAATTAGTTGTATTATTATTGGTATTAGTACTAGTGTTTGTACTAACATTTGTGTTAGTATTTGTATTTGTCTGCGTACCTGTTGTCGTAGTCGTATTAACATTTGTGTTGCTGTTGGTATTTGTAGCCGTGCTTGTGCTTGTGTTAGTATTTGTGTTAGTGTTGGTGTTTGTTTGAGTACCAGTAGTTGTTGTAGTATTAGTATTTGTATTAGTGTTGTTGTTAGTGTTAGTGTTTGTGTTAGTGTTCGTATTTACATTCGTGTTACTATTCGTAGTAGTTGTCGTATTGGTTGTCGCTAATGAGTTTTGTTCACAATACTGTGTTCCTGCGTCACAATCACCTGTTTGATCTGCCTGTGCAGAACCGCCAAAGAAAAGAGCAGATACAATAAAAGCTCCTAATAAATTTTTAGTTATTTTCATATACTGCTCTCCTCTTCAGCATAAATTAATTTAGTAATCCTAAGTGTACGATAATGTCAAAAATTAAATAAGCAAATAAAACTCGAAACATAAAACGATACCTTTGGTGATCATCAACTAAAGTCGCAAGATATTCCTTGTTCACTCTTGTCCATTTCCTTTCAAAATCGTATTCCACTTTATCACTATTTAATTTTTATTTTTTTGGGTTTCTTCTCTTCAGGAATTATTTTCTTCAAGAAAATATTTAACATACCATCGACAAAACTTGCACCTTCAATCTCTATGTCTTCAGACAAATTAAATTGTCTTTTGAAAGATCTTTGTGCAATACCTTTGTACAGTTTGTTATTACTTTCATCTTCTGATGATTCGTAAGAAACTGTTAAAGTGTTTTCTTGTGATGTAATATCGATATCTTTTTTCTTGATACCTGCCAGAGCGATTTCAATTACGTAATCATCTCCGTCTTGAAGTACATTGTAAGGTGGATAACTTGGTAGGCTTTTAGAACCTGCTGACATTTCTGACATGTTCTTAAAAAGACCATCAAATCCTACAAACAATGATGAAAATATTGGATCTCTAAAATCCACCATTCCATAAAAGTCATTTCTTTTTCTGACCATTTTTCTTCTCCTTATTATAAGCAAGAATGCTGTTTATAAATGCCTCTCAGACCTCCATATGAGCGTTCTAAGAGACTCCTATTGTTAAGATAAAGATTACCCTTTATACTTAAACAAATCTTTTATATCTACTAAGTATTTTTTACATTTGACTACAAGAACTTTTGCTTTTTCTAAAACAATTTTAGATTTAGCAACCATGTCTCGCATCATGTTTGGCTCACAATGCCACATAATACCCATGACGATAATTATTAAAAATAATATTAAACTCATTAGTTTTTACCTCTAGTCTTTTTTACTATCTGGCTTATGGCTGTTTGTATATAATCCAAACCAAGCTGCGCCAGCACCCACAACAATCGAGATCAATCCTGATTGTTCAAAGGTCGGTTCAGCTAAATCCATGAACCAGAATGTTGTAAAATATAACAGATACATATAGATAGATAAGAAAGCTCTTGGAATTATCCTCCAACTGTCTATTGCTTCTGCTACAAATATAAATTTTTGATAAGGGTTATCGTTCTTCTCATCTTCAAGTTCCCTTATACGATCTTTAAGATCAGACTTTTCTTGAAGGAGCGCCATAAATTTATTAAGATCAATTTCGACCTCATTCCTATCCATGTCTCCTTGAAAGCCACCCATTTGATTTTGCATATTCATTCCTCTACTTTTTAACTAAACTACCACCAAAGTACATACCAATTATAGCCGATACTAAATTGGTATCTAACTGCGTGATTACCAAACCTTGAAATGTAATCCATTCAAAAACCTCTCTTCCATCTCTAAAAAACCAAAAACCAGGATTCCAATTTGTAAATCCTACAGTTACATCTACATCTGGTGCAAAAACTGCTACAAGTTTAGGTAATAACACAATAGCAAATATAGCAGTTAATGCTATTATTCTTCTTGTCCAAGCAAAGCCTTTATCTTGTAGGCCATGATCAAGAGATTGCTGTTTAGCTTTCATCTCAAACTCACCTCTCGTTATAAGAAGTTTTTGTTGTTCTTCTTTAGCTTTTCTGCTTTGTGACCATATACTTAGCAAACTACTTAATAAAGTAGAACCAAGCATTGTTATTATTTCAAATGGAAAACCCACTATAACTCTCCTCTATGTCACCTGTTAATACTTCTTCAGCCAGTTGCTCATAGAATAAGCGAAAATGTTCTAAACTCATAAAGCTTAAATCTTGTCTAGCTTGATGAGTTCGATAAATTTCGTAAGCGTTTTCTAATTGTTCTTCGGTGTACAATAACATATTATAGTATCCATTTTAAAATTTGTCAAGCGTTATTTTATAAAAGGCTGATATCTGTTTGCAATATTTACAAGTTTATCAGCATAGTCTGGATCAGAAGCATATCCTCCATCTTGTATAGCTCTTGCATACTCTTCTTTAGTTTTAGCTTCTCTTATTGCATCGTATCTAGGATGAGCTACTTTTTCTTTATAGCCTTCAAAAGATTCTTGTATGCTGTCATATACTCTAAAAGTTTCTTTAGACACTATTTCTTTGCCATCTATAACTTCTTTTGTGTTCATTTGTACAGAAGGTTGGTTTGCTTCAACTTCTGCTTTTCTTAAAACTTTAATTCCAAAAGGATTATTGTACTTTGTAGTTAAATCAGAAGTACCATGAGAAGACTCTAAACTAGCTTGAGCAGCTACTATTTCTGGATAAGCAATTCCAGCTTTTACAGCCATATTATAAAACTCTACGTATTGTCTTTGATCGTTTTTTAGTTCTGTAGCGTCTCCACCGTTTCTTGCAGAGAGTCTTCTACTAAAAGATCGATTGCTTTCTTTTTTCTTAACAGTTAAATTACTTGGTGAGTTGTTTCTAGGATTTCCGTCTTTATGATCAACATCCTTTCCGTCACCTTTTACAATCCTTCCTTCTCTTTTTAGCTTTCTGTTAGCGTTGTTTCTGTGCGCCCTGTCTTTCTTTTGTTTTTCAGAACTGTGATAATTGTCGTACTCTTTACGATAGTTTCTAGCTGTTCCTCCTTTTACAAATGTAATTCTTTGGCCCTTTTTAAATTGGTCTGTTTTAAATTTTTTATTTAAAGCTTTAGCTACGTCTGCCGTTAAACTTATTTCTGTAGGCTTTCCAATTTTTGGATTTTTAGCAAGAACAACATTTCCAACTTGTATTACTTCGTCTGATGATTCGATAGGTAAACCAAATTTTTTATCGTAGAAAAAAGAAGCTCTTCTAGGATTATAATTTATTTGAATCCAGTCTTTAACTTGATTGTTTTTTAATTGTTCTTCTGTATACTTTGTAGTTTTACCGCCTTTAATTATTTGTACGGCTTCGTCTCTAACACTTTTTTCTGATTGTTTTACCCAAGAACCATCCATTGCAGCACTAGGAGTTTTACCTCCTCCTACAGCAGTATAAAGAGCTGCACCAGGATTTTTATTGAAAAACTTAACATTATTAATTTTTGCTGCTCTGCCATAGCCTAAAACTTTATCTGCTTTAGGTTTATGAACAGTCATAATCCAAGTATTATAATTTTTATAAGAAGGAATATCTAAACGTAAAGAAACTTTTTCTCCTGATTTAAAAGTTTTATTAAGTTCAGAAATTCCAGATTTAAGTTTACTATCTGGTAAAACAGAAGCTACTTCTTCTAATTTAGGAAGTTCTGGAATTTTTGTTACAGGACCACTGTATAGTTGCATATCTTTTTGCGAAATTTTTCTAAAGTCATCATAGCTTATTTTTCCTTCTGCTAAATTTTTAGCGCTTATGCCAAGCTCAGTTTCTAATGCTTTCGGAAGCGGTTCACCTTTTGTTTTTTTTAATTGACTTTTAATTTCTGCTCTTTTTTCTGGACCAAGATTTAACGGACCAAATATTTCGTCTAGTTCTGTATCTGTTTTATCTGTAGGAACTGTTTTAGTTTTTGGTCCTTGTATATTTTTAATAATTTGTTCTTCGTCTTTTTCAAGTTTTGCAGCGCCTTTACTTGCTTTCTTTGAAGCTTCTTTAAGTATAATTCTTAAAGCTCCTCCACCAACAAAACCGAGTCGTTCCATTTGTTCTTCGTAAGGCTCTCCTGTAAAAGGATTGATTCTTTCAGAGGGTTCTTCAACTACATTGGGAACAGGAAAAGATATTTCTCCTCCATCAAAGTTTTGATCTCTTTTATATTTTTCTTTTAATTTATCAAAAACATCTGGATCAAAATTTAATATTCTAGGATCGTTTCTGCTTTCTTCGTCTCCATGTACAAATAAAGGAATAGCGGACATTTCTTTATATACTTTTTCGTTGACATTTATAAAAGCTCTATAAGGAGATTCTTTTTGTTCTTCAGAGTACATCTTGTTTTCAGAATCAACAAACTTCTGTAAATCTCCTTGAGTAAGTTTAAGAGGAGTAAAAAATTCAATTCCTGTAACCGATCCTTGATCTCCTACTTGGGCTAATTCAAGAGCTTCTTCTAACGATAAACCTACTTCTTCTCTTAAAACTTTAACAGGGCTTGCATTTATTGTTTTGTAGTTTTTTGTAAACCAAGTGATAGCTGCCGTTTTCTGTGCAAATTCTCTAGCATATCCATAATATTCTTCGTTTAATTGAATTGCAAGTCTTTCAAAATCTTCTGGAGATTGTCCTTCATAAAAAGAAGCAGCTAGTTTTTCTTTTATAGTCCTTTGTCTTTTTTGAAACTTTCTGGCTGTCATTGCATATTGTGCTTCTAAATATTCAGTTGTTAGTTTTATATCACTCCAACCAGTCCAAAATTTTATTTGTTCATTTGTTAAGTTTATTTCTTCTTTATAAGGAGTTAATCTTTTTCCAAATGTAGGAGAAGCAGGATCAGTGTCTATTTCGCTTTTTCTTTCTGTCCTGTCTTTATATCTTTTTACAGCTTTTATAGTTCCTGGCATAGTTGCTTCTGCTAATCTAGCCAATAGAATCGTTAGATTGTTAGTGTTTAAAATTGCATTACTGATATAATTTCCACGAGTATCAAATTTTTGTGTTGGATCAAATGGATTTTCTATTAAGGTTGGTTCAGTAGATCCTTCTTTTACTTGATAACCTTGTCCACTTTCTGAAAATGTAAAATGACCGCTTATTGCATTTGCAAGTAAAGACCTATCTATAAAAGGACCAGCGCCATCAAGAATAGTCTCTTCAACAACTTTTACAGTGTCTTGACTTGGATTTAATTTTAAAGGATCATCATCTGTTAAATATTTACCTATTCTTCTAACAAAGTAGATAGGAAAATTATATGGATTATATCTGGTTGTAGCATTAACATGAGGATATCCTTCATCATCTACATAAATACTAAAGTTTGTGTCTTTTTGATAGTCAGGAGCAACTCCTACATTATAATGTTCTTTAGCTTCAATCTCTCTTTCGTCTTTTGTAAGCCTATCATAACCTCCTTCTGCTAAGTAACCAACAGCACCAAATGCAGCGCCTCTTCGTATTCCTCTTCTCATCATTAACTGGCCTGCTTCTGTTGCTCCATCTTTAATCATTTCACGACCTAGTTTTATTTCTTGAAATGTTCTTCTCATTGTATTAGCAGCCATTCTTATTGATTCAGCACTAAAAGAAAAGAAGGTAGATATTAAAGGAATCCCTCTTAATTTTTTTACTCCTCTAGGAAGAAAATCATAATTTTGTAAAACACCACTAACAACATCTGATGCTTCTTGTTTGGTGTTTTCTATTCTGTATTTGTTAAACTTAGGATCTTCAGGTAAAAGATCATTAATTTTATTAAAAAATTTAGTTTCTTGTTTCCACATTCCAAGCTTAAATAATTCATCTCCAGACCTATAAGCAGTTGTAAATGCTTCGTTTAGATATTTAGCACCTGTAAATCGATACAAAGTATCAAGCATTTGCCATGTTTTGCCTTTTCTTCCTTTTGTAAATTCTTTAATTCCTTGTGTGTATTCGCTTGCTAAAATATTCTTACCAAATAAATTATATTCTGCAGCCTCTGCAAGTTCTTTTTGTATTTGTTTATCTGTTGTTTTTGCTCCTCTTTTTACAAGAAGTTCTAAACCTTTTGCAAATTCTTTACTAAACGGATTGTTTCCGTTTGCCATTGCGCCTATACCAGCTCCAACTACGTTAATAAACTGTGTTCCGTGAGAATAAATAGTATTAACGGCATGCATTATACTTTTTACAAATCCTCCTGCCCTTGCCCATTTTGCAAAGTTTCCTTGACCGATGAATAAACTTATTTCGTCTACGTTCTGAATAAATCTTGCATTAGCATCGTTGGTATACATACCGCTAAGCTTACCATAACCTTCTGGAATTTGTACTTTAAATCCTGAAGGCGCTGTATTAAGATCTTTAAAAATATAAAGTCCTCTTCCTTGCTCATGTATGTCGTTATAAAATTTTTGTTCTTCTAATCTTCTTACTGTTTTCGTTGCTGAAATTTCAAATTTGTCTAAAGGATCATCAATACGACCTAAGAATTTTTGTACGCTTGTAGGCATTTTAAGTCTTTCTTTTAATAAATTATTTAGTCCTTTATTTGAGTATTTTGATTTTACTCCCATTAAAGAAAAATAATCTTTTCCTTTTTCTGCTTTGGCCAGTCCTTCTATAATTGTATCTATAGCTGTGTCTAGTTCTTTTTGTGCAGAAGAAACTCGAATTTTATATTGCGCTAATGTTTCTCCTTCTTGTTGAGGAGCAGTTAATCTTCTGTTTAATTCTTTTCCTTTTGTTGTTTGTTCTAAATATTGTTTTTTAATATCAATTCTAGCTGCTTTTTCTAATGATCCAGAAGGATACCATTTTCCTGCTTCTCTTAATTTATAAGATTTTCTTACATAAAAACCAAGATTATCTATAATTTCTTCTACTTTCGTAGGATCCATATCTGGAAGCATTGAAAGCCTACGAGATAAGCTATCTTGATATTGTCGTAATGTTTTAACAGGTTCTCTAAGTTCTTCAGGAAGAAGTTTTAATTGACGATTAAACTCTTCTGTTTGTTTTACAGAAGGCTGAAAACCTTTGCTTGTTTTTATTGCTGGAAACCTTCTATCAGTGTATAAAATATTATCGATTTGTTTAAATATTTTATCTCTTTCTTCTGACCTTCCTACTGTAGGTATTTTTTCAAACAGTCTTTCAATTGTTGAACCAAAAGATGTATCAATGTTTCTTATAATATGAGCTATTTCAGTAAATTGTTTTTCTTGCAATCCTTGCATTTTTAAGTACCTTTCATGCATTTTTATAGGCACTCCTTGTCTAGGAGAAAAAGTTACTCTTAACCTTTCACCTACGGTTCGCATTAACTCATTTTCAAAATATTTAGAATTTAAACTATTAAACCATCCTCCTTCTAACGCTTCTGTGTCTGCCGTTCCTTTTTGTACGTCTCCTCTTTGTTCTGCTCTTTTTCTTCTTTCAATCAAAGATTCTTTAATTTTATTGCTTTTTCTATTTTTAATAGAGTTATTGTAGCTTGTTTTAATTTGATCAACAAAAGCTTTTTTAACTTCTGCACTTTGGCCTTTTAAGTCTTTAAGCACTTCCATAAAAGCATCTGGAACTTTTATTCCTGACGTATCAATTTTACCTATTTGTTCTTTACCTGCCCTATATGTTCCACCAGCTAATTTAACTACTCCAGTAATTCCTAAAACAGCAAGAATAGACTCTCCTCCCATTTTTATACGAGCTTCTAATTCTGTATCATCTTTATCATATTTAACAGGTTCTAAAATGTATTCTTCAAAAGAAGAAAACCAAGAATCGTCAGGAATCCATTCTCCAATAATGTTAGCTAAATTATCTTGCATTGGATCTAGAGCAAGTTGACCTGCAGCTTCAGCTTTAAGAAGCGCACCTGTTTTTTTAAATTTGTCAAAAGTTTTAATTGGAGCAGTTACTTTATTGACTCCTATGATTGCAGCGCCTAAACTTCCAAGCTCTCTTACAACATTTGGTCCTAAACCTTCAGGCCTTGTGATTGTTGGAGACATATATTCCCCTCGTTGTCTCATTTCAACATTTTCTTCGCCCACAGCAGCTTCGTATATATCTTGTAGAAGATATTGAGAAGCTTGTTTTTTTTGTTTTCTGGCTTGTTCTAGACCTTCTGGTTCTTTTTGAAAGTCAGACATGTATTTTTGATTTTCTTCAGATAAGAAAGCAACTCCTGAAGTAGGAGGTACGTAAGGGGTATCGATAAGGGTAGAAGCTCCTAAATTAAAGATCGCTTCAACAGGCTCTGAAAGAGCGCCACCGTAAGTTCTTTTTAGTTGATTTTTTTGCTCTTCGCTTGCTGAATCATAAATTCGATAAAGTTCAAATAAATTAGTCATTTTATTTTTAGTCTATGCCTAATATTGCATCAAAAGATTTATTTAACTTTCTTGCTCTATAAGCGGCTGCTTCATATGCGAATTGCACATATTGTTCTTCGCTATATGCTTTTTTCATTACAGTATTTCCGTTATCGTCTACTGTTAAAACATCAAAATAACCGCCACTGTCAAAAACACTGGCTCTATAACGTAACTGTTGAGTGTCTGACAAGTCTCTATTCGCTTCTGAATAAACAATTGTTGTAATACCAGATAGTGTCATTTTTTGTGCTTCTGCTCTCAGTACATTTATTTCTAACTCGCTAAAAACAGGCTCTTTTCCTGCAGCTTTAGCCTCGTTGTTTGCTTCTATGTAAGAAGTAATCTTAGTTAATGCGTTAAAATTATTTCTCATTTCGTTAGTAACACCTTGAAGTTTATCGGCTCTAGAAGCTCTTTCATCTTTATAAAGATCCCACATTCTTTTTTCGTTTGCGGATAAGCCCAGATAATTAAAATCAACTATTTCCTTTGAATTAGGATTTGAAGGGGTTTTGTAGTCTAGTCCTTGTATCATTAAAGAAAATCTTTCTTTTGACATGTTTTTAGGTAAAATCCTTCTATCTATACTTTGAAAATAAGTGTCATCGAATATTTGTAAGCCGTCTTCTAGTTGTTCTCTCATAGCATTAAAATCAATTCTTTCTTGATAAATTATATTTGAAAGATCTGAAGGCTTATATTTTTTTTCAGAAGAATCTAAATTGATTCGTTCTAAAACATTTTGAAATAGTCTTGTATCTAAATTCATAGCGTTAATTCTACGTTTTGCTTCTTCTTGACTAAAACCTATATCTAAATCGTCTTTTGGTCCAAACAACTCATCGGCTGTTCGATAAATAGGCAAACCAGTTCTTGTGTCTTTTCCTCTAACATCCCAAGCACTTTCTCCTTTAAAAGTAGTAGGAACTATAAACGGATCTAACTGTTTACTATTGTCTATATATTGTTTTTTATATATTTTTTCTAGTTTTATAGCGTCTCTTTCTATAAGAGTTAATGACTCATCTATATCAGTCGTAGTAGGATCATCTTTAGGAGAAAAACCAAAAATATTTTTTACTCCTTGAATGCCTGCTGCTGCCCAACTTCTATTTTTTGGCTGTAAATAAGCTTGTTGTTGTGCAAAATAGTAATCTTCAAAAGGAAGAGCAGCTTCTTCTAGTGTTTGTCTTCTAAGAATTTCAGCTTTTCTTATTTCTCTTTCGTTAACCTCTGTAGCAGGATCATCTTCCACATAAATTTTAGGAAGTTTTGTTATAGGATCTACTTCATATATTCCTTTTTCATTTGTTCTATATCCCATTTTTGCAAATAGATTATCTCTAAGCTCGTCAGAAACATTTTTAATATCTTCTTTTCTTTTTGCTTGCGCCCATTCAGAATTTTTTCCAAGTTCTCCACCTGCAGTAGTCCAAAAATTAGGATCAGCTTCATCTAATTGTCTTTCTGCCATTAGTTCAAAATAATCTGGAGTGTTCTGATACTTTTCAAACTCTTCAACAACTTTTTGAGTTCTTTCGTGTTGTTGTGTTATTTTTGCATTTTCTAAAATTTTTAGCTTCTCTAGCTCTCTTAATTTTAAATTAGAGTCTCTTATCATTCTGTTTTCTCTAGCACCTAGAAACCCTAAAATAGCAGCACCAATAAGTCCTTTTCTTCCTGTAGAGCCATACCTACCCATATAAGCTTGTGCAATATCTTCCCATGTATTATTTTCTTTTAACATATCTAAAGGATTTTTTGACATTTTTATTCTCCTCTACTTAATAAACTGTTTTGTGTTTCTTTTTCTACTTTTTCTAAAAGACTTGGAGAAAGCTCTATTTCTTCAATTTTTTCTTTTATTTCTGTAGGAATTGCTTGTGGATTTACTCTAGAACTTGCTTTCTTTTTTAAATCTTCTAAAGTTGTTACTTCTTCTTCCATTTTTTCAACAGAATTTTTTCTGTTTTTTAAAGGTTCATCACTTAAAAATTTATCTCCAGATTCTAGTACATATTCTATTTCTGCTTTTTCTGCTAAAGCCATAATCATATACATAGTTGGCTCCATTAATAAAAGCATTAAATCTGGATTCCATTTTCCTTCAATAAAACCAGTATATAAAATAACACTTGCAATATCTATAACTCCTACTCCACCTCCAACAGAAAGTAAAACATTAGATGCTGCTTCAGGTTCAATTAAAGCATCAAAAATAACATACATTCCTTCTCTTGGATCTGTGATTTCTGGAGATCTTTCCCAATTGTAAGGTTGCTCTTTAGAGTTTGTTAACGATTGTCCAGGAACAGGTCTTCCACGATCTATAGAGTTTTCTAAATATTGAATGCCTTCTTGTGTTAATTCCATGTTTTCTATGTCTCCTTGTTATACTACTCTAGGTAAACCAATTGTTGTGCTTGGGAAACCTAATGCATTAGGATTCACCAAACCTGTCATAAACGCAGTTGATCCTGTTCCAAAAGTAAGACCTTTTCTTGGATCATTTAGATTTTTTATCTTAGTCAGTACGTCTTCTGGTTGGTAGCTTGGTGCGAGTGGTGTAATATTAGAAGCTATTGGCGCTTCTTGTATAGGTTGAGGCATAACAACTCCTGCTCCTGTATATTCTTCTTCGCCCATAATCATGTTCATAGCTACTCCTGTTCCAACACCTTGTATTATTCCACTTGCAATTTTAGCAGGGCTGTCCATTTCTGCGTAAACCTTAGATCCAAAATCTCTTAAAACTTCTCCTGCTGATCTTCTTTCAATATATCCACCGCCTTCTGCCAACGGAATATTTCCTTCTGCCAATGATTCAGTTAAAGTTTTATCTGGAGTTATCATTTGTGGAGGCTCTAATAAAGAAGTCGTTTGTGGTGTAGTAGTTGTTGCTGCTCCTCCAGTACTAGAAAAAGTTTCATAACTTCCTGGTTGATATCCCATTGTTCCTTCAGTTGGAGGTTTTGCAAAAAGATTATCAGAAGCCATACTAGGCTGATAATTAGGATCAAAAAACGTATTGTTTACAGCATCAACTGATTCAGTAATACTACTAGATACATTTACTGCATCAGGATTAATCATTCCGTTAGAAGACATAGTTTGTGCTTCTATGTGGTTTATAGCTGTTGTAGCAGCTTCTGAATTTGAACCAGCGTTTGCAACATTTTCAATCACTTGTTCAACTCCACCTGCTGTTTCTCCTGTAGTTGCTAGTTGTCCTGCACCTGCACTCACTGCGTCACCTGCACCTCTTTTTGTTGCGGTAACAGCTATTTCTTCTATGGCTGCACCTGCTGCCTCAGTTGCACCTGCTGTTGCTGCCTCAGTTGCACCTGCTGCCGTAGCCTCTGCTGCTGCCGTTGCTGTCGCTTCTCCTGCTGCTTTTGCACCAAATTTACCAATTAAGTTTTTAGCAACTGCACCCATAGCCATAGACAAACCAATCATGCCTACGATTCTACCAAGTTTAGAACCCATTAATTTCTTAATGCCTTTTTTAATTTTTTTTCCTAGTCTTCTTAAAAATTTCATTTTTGTTTTATTTTCCTCTTACTTAATATTATGGATTAGGTCCACTACTTCGTCTTGATGTATAGCTTCCTCCTCCTCCAGAAGTAGCATAAGCTGTTGTTAAAGATCCAGCAAAATTAGAAACGATGTTAGTTAAATAGTCTTTATAAGTTGAACCTGCTTTACCTTCATTTGCTAAAGCTGTAGCAACAATTTGAGCTTTTCTGTTTTCTTCGTTTTCTGCTGCTCTAAAATCAAAATCAGCTTGATCTCTTAGTTCTTGCCAAAGAAAAGCTAAAGCTTGTGAACTCATTTGAAAAGCGTTCTGAGCATTCTGTGCGTTGATAGCATTTTGTGCAGCAGTATTTATAGTATTTGCTTGTCTTCTCCACTCTACATTAGAAGCTTCAACTGCTGCTGCATTTTGAGCATTCCATTGATTTCTTGCAAAATCTTGTTGTGCATTAAACTGATCTACTTGAGTAACCAACTGTGAATTAAATTTAGAAATGTCTGCTTCAAGACCTACTCTTCTTGCTTCTGCTGCATTGTTCTGAGTTGCATTAAATTGTGACATTGCATCATTACGAGCAGCATTGTTCATGTCTATTTGAGAAGATAAGTTAGCCATAAATTGATTTGTTTGATTCTCACTTGCTGCATTAAACTGAGCAGCAGCATTACTAGCAGCTTGGTTGCTTAACATTCTTTGTTGAGCTTGTTGAGCTTTTAAAACTTCTGTTTGTTGTTTATTGTTTAAATTAGCCATATCCATATTTAAAAATGCTTGAGCATTCTGAGCAGAAAGCCTAGTATTTGCATCAAGCTCCGCTAAATCTAATCTAGACATATTTGCAGCATTTTGTAAAACTGCTTGTTGTTCTTGACTTGCATCCGTCAAAGCAACTGTTTGTAAGAACTTACTATTGGATAATCTTGCTTGTTGTTCATTATTAAGATTAGTCATGTCCATATTAAAGACTTTATCAGCATTACTAAGTGCTGTTTGTTGTCTCATTTGAGCATTCATTTGCTCTGCTTGTGCCTCAATATTTCTTTGAGACATTACACTTTCTTTTATAGACTGTGCATTGCTCTGTGCTAAAGGCATAGCACTTTGTATAATTGCATTAAACAATGCATCTCTACCTACTGTAGAAGCATCTAATCCACGCTGTGCTAACATTTCGTTTACTGCTGCAACTGCAGGTCTAGCAAAAACAGGAACTTCTCCTGATTCCATTCCTTCTAATAAAGAGTTTAATTGTGTTGATACTAAAGCTTCTTCAGGAAGACCAGCGATCATTCCTCGTTCTTCTTCGCTGTAATCCATAAGTTCGTCTTCTAAAACTTCAGGATCGTTTCCTATTAGATTAATTTGATCTTCACTTAAACCTGCTCTTCTTAATTGTTTTTTAGCACGAAGAACTCTTGGTAAATTAGTTCCTGCTATTTTTGCAGCCTCTGCTTTTGCTTCAGGACTTAAAGTTCCTGTAGCTGCTTGAACTAAAGCATCTGCAGCTTTTTGTTGATTAACATTAATTCCTTCTGCAGATAATGTAAGAGAAGCATCTTGCATTTGTGCAATAGCTTGAGGACTAACTTCTCCAGTTTGTGCATCTATGACAGGTGTTTCAGTAACTTGAGCAGCCTCCATAGTGGCTGTTTCTACATCAGCAGGCGCTTGAACATCAGGAGCTACTTTTCCTGCAGTAACCGTTTCTGCTCTTGGAGCAGTTGCCACAGAAGCTTGTGCTTTTTGTTCTGGTGTAAGATCCGTCATGGTTGTTATTTTCATGTCTCTAACAACAGGTTGTCCTGTTTTAGGATCTATTCCACCAACTTTTTCAGCGTCTGGTATAACTGCTTCTCCGCTCGGACCTTTTCCTCCTGCTATTTGTTCAGCATATTTTTTAGGATCTTTAACAGTAATTGGAGGTTTTGGAGGTTTTGTTTCGTCATTACCTCTAGGAGTTCTGTCTCTTGGTCTTCCTCCTCCTGTGTTTCTTGTTTCACTTTCAGTAGTAGGTTGATCAGGAATAGGTCTACCTACATTCGGATCAAAAGCAGGTGTCATTTCTTCTTGAGCAGGATCTTTAATAGGAGCAGGCCTATCTTGCCTAGCAGGTGTAGAAACCATAGGAGAAGGATCTGCTGTTATATTTCTATCTTTAACTTCTTTTTGAAGATCTCTTTCTGCTTGAACTTCTTGTTCTGCTTTAGAATTATTATTTCTTCCTCTTTTAGGACCACTACCTCTAGCCAAAGCAACTCTACCACCTTGTCTCATATCAAGTCTATTACCTTTATTATATCTTTTTCTTGCCATTATTATTTACTCTCTTCAAAAAGCCTGTCTATTTTTTGTTCTAATTTTTCTAAGACCTTCATAAGTTTACCCATGTCATACTCAAAAGTATCTCTAGATATGTATTCTTTAGCCATCTCTTCTCTTGTTTTGTTGATAAGGATGTCAAGTCTTTTAAGTTCTGCAGCATTACTGCGTATAGCATACAACACAGGTGCGACTATAAGAGTCAACACCACATTCCAAACTATGTAGCTTGAAAGCTCCATTAAAGTTCTTTACGAACTAGGTACTGCAAAGTCATTGTCTGGCTCTGCATAAACTACAGGATTCGTAATTACTGAATCTACTTGACTAGTAAAGACTGCATCCCATTTTGTAGTATTAAACATTGCAGTTAGTGCTGCAAGGTTAAATGTGTCTTTAGCTGCTTTGGTAAAATCACCGTCTGCTGCAACTGCTACAGTAAGAAAAGTACTAGTATAATAAGTAGAATCGCCTTCGTTGTCATTTTCATATTTCATAGACAAATGCCATTCTTCTACTTTACCAGATTTTTCATGAGGGATTGCTTTTACAAGCGTTTTAGTTACTGCCATTTTTTATTCCTCTATTTTAGATTTTAATTGCTCGACTTCTGCCGAGAGTTCTTGGATTGCTTTTACAAGCATTGGTATTAGACCACCTTTTGCAATTTTTTGCACTTCGTCATCACCTGTTTTCCAAATATTTTGACCGTCTTTTATGTCATCGTGTTTGTCTATAACTGCTTTAACTTCTTGTGCAATAAAGCCGTGATACTCTACACCATACTCTAAACCGACACTCGGTTCATTAGAGTCTTTTTCATACTGTGGCATATCCGTTGGAACATCTTTCTTTTTCTTCCATTGATATGTAATTGGTCTGAGTTCGTTAATAAATTGAAGTCCTGCTGTAGCATCTTGTACATTTTCTTTTAACCTTTCATCCGAAGATGCTGCCCAAGATTCATCTGAACCATTCAAATCGATTTCGACAACATTTCCGTTATATCCAAGCGTTGCTCTTGCATCACTTGTACCATCAATTGTTGATCCAAGAACTAAACGACCAGTAGCACCACTTGCTCCTGTATCTCCGTTTGAGCCTACTACTGTATTTCCGTTTCCTGTAGTTTGGTCATCACCTGCTCTTTTACCAATCATTACATTATCTGTGCCTGTACTGATCGCATCACCTGCTTCAAAGCCAACACAAGTATTTCCATCCCCAGTTGTAATTGCTGTTCCAGCATAAGCACCCACACCAGTATTTGCTGCCGAAGTAGAAGCAGTTAGCGCATCATATCCTAAACCTGTACTGTAATGTGTTGTTGTATTTGCATCCAAAGCATAAGTACCTAAAGCTGTATTCTGCGCACCAGTTGTATTTGCTCCTAGTGCTGCTGAACCTACCGCAGTATTACCATCGGCTGCATTTGCTGCATCTAAAGCTCTTGCGCCTACCGCAGTACAATCACCACCAGTTGTGTTTCCAAGCATTGCGTTATAACCAATAGCAGTATTTAAACCACCACCTGTATTTGATCCCAATGCTTCAGAGCCTACTGCCGTGTTTTGAGAAGCGGTTGTGATTTTGTCTCCAGCTAAATAACCAATAAGTGTGTGTCCAGCACCAGTGGTTACATCATTACCAGCTTCGTGACCTATGGCAACATTTTCAGTTCCAGTTGTGTTTGCTTTTAATGAGCCTTTACCGATTGCTATGTTTCCATTAGCTGTAGTTGCTGTTTCATATGCTTCAACACCAATTACAATGTTATTAGAGCCTTCTGTAATTGATTGTCCTGCATCACGACCTATCGCAATGTTATTGTCACCTGTCGTATTTGCAATTAAAGCATCTTTACCTACGGCTGTTAAAGAAGTACCTGTAGTATTTGCGTTTAAAGCTGCATACCCAACTGCAGTGTTATTTGAAGAAGTTGTATTAGCTACCAAAGTTGCAGTACCTACCGCTACGTTTGCTGTTCCTGTGGTATTTCCTGTCATAGAATTGTAGCCAATAGCAGTGTTATTAGCTGCCGTTGTGTTAGCGTCTAAAGCATTCGCACCCACCGCTACGTTCTGTGCGCCTGTTGTATTTGCAAGCATAGTATTTTTACCCACCGCAACATTTTCAGAAGCAGTAGTATTCGCTTGTAACGAATTAACACCCACACCAGTATTATTTGCGCCTGTAGTATTTACTAATAAAACAGCATATCCCACACCTGTATTATCCGAAGCTGTTGTGTTTGCTGCTAAAGTTTGAGAACCGACAGCAACATTAGTAGCACCTGTGGTAGTTGCATTTAAAGTATTATAACCAAGTGCTGTGTTGTTATCTGCGGTTGTGCTTAACTCAAGTGCATTATTTCCTATGGCTACATTTTGGTCCCCTGTAGTATTAGTCATTAAAGATTCTTTACCCATCGATACATTTCTATATCCTGTAGTGGTTGCAAGTTGAGAATCTTTTCCTACAGCAGTGTTTCCTTCTGCCGTACTTGCCAACAAAGCTCCTTTACCAAATGCTGTACTGTTATTGGTTGTAGTTACATTTTTAAGAGCATCGGCTCCCATAGCCGTATTGTCAGTACCTGTTGTTATCTTTGCTCCTGCTGTAGCTCCTATAGTAGTATTTTTACTTCCAGTTGTTAAATCGTTTAAAGAAGCATAACCCATAGCTACGTTTTCATCACCAGTTGTCAAGGCTTCAAAAACATTAACACCTACACCTGTATTATAATTTGCTCCACTAATTGTTCCTGTAGTAGCATCTCCAATCATAATTGAAGAAGTACCAAAAGTTTTAGCATCTGATAAATCGTTTATTGAATTAGCCCCACCACTAGCAGGAGTTTCCCAATTTACTCCGCTTCCTGTTGAAGTCAGCACTTGTCCGTCAGAACCTTGTGCGCCACCAACTGTTAGGTTGTCTGTTTCTAGTGTTCCATCAATATCTACGTCACCGCTTATGTCTAATGTAGCTGCATCTAACTCACCTGTAATGGTTAAGTTTCTTATACCTGTGTAATCTTTATTGGAATCAAGTATAACTGCTTTAGAGGCTATTGCTGTACCGACAGCCGTTGCACCTAAGTCAAGATAATTAAGTTCACCTACAACAACTGTTGCTCCGTCCAGGATATTTAGTTCTGCTGCAGTACTTGTAACACCATCTAAGATGTTTAACTCTGCTGCAGTACTTGTAACATTTGTACCACCTATATCAAGCGTAGTCATTGATACTTCGCCTGCTACTGTTAATACACCATCAGCAAGAGTCATTAAATCTGTATCTGATGTATGTCCTATAGTTGTACCATTAACTATTACATTATCAACTGTAAGAGTTGTAAGCGTTCCAAGACTTGTAATATTTGATTGTGCTGCTCCTGTTACTGTAGCTGCTGTACCACTTGTATTACCTGTTACATTACCTGTTAAATTACCTGTAAATGAAGTAGATGTTAATACTCCTGTGCTAGGATTATAAGTAAGTCCTGTATCAGACTCTGCTCCTTGTGATCCTGTAGCTCCATCTACAAATATTGGATATACAGTTTCGTCTGTGCTGTTATTTGCAGAGACTGTAATATTATCAGCAGTTCCTGTAGTGTCTTGATTAAGTGTGCCAATTACAAAATCTAGTGTGTTGTCTCCATCTTCGTAAGTAACAGTGATATTAGTCTCAGTATTTGAAGATACCATAGCACCTACAGTATCTGCAATATATTCATTTAATGCAGTTCCGTCTACTGTATATGCATCGGCTTCTAAAGTTCCGTCAATATCAGCATCTCCACTAATATCAAGTGTAGCTGCATCAAGCTCGCCACTAATGGTTATATTTCTACCACCACTAATGTCTTTGTTAGCGTCTGTTATAATAGCTTTACTGGCTATAACTGTGCCGTTTGTTATGCCATCTATAAGATTAATGTCTGTAGCACTTGCAGTTACTCCATCAAGAATGTTTAATTCTGCTGCTGTAGCTGTAACTGCAGTTCCATTAATTGATAAAGCATCTGTTTCTAATGTACCATCTATATCTGCATCACCTGATACATCCAATGAGCCTGCATCAAGTTCGCCTGTAAGTGTAATGTTTCTAAAAGAAGCTGCATCTTTATTTGAATCTACGACTACTGCTTTAGAAGCTGCAACAGTTCCTGCTGTAATTCCGTCAAGCATTTCTAGTTCAGCTTCTGTTAATTCTGCACCTGAACCTAATGTAAGTGTTCCTGTTACTGTAAGATTATCGTTTACTGTTACTTCAGAAGTTGTGTGACCTATTGAAACTGGAACACCAGAAGTTGCAGTACCAATAGTGATACCGTTAGAAGTATTAGAGTTGTCTATATTTAATGATGTTGTTGCATCTAGTGAAATAGTTGTTCCGTCTACTGCAAGTGTTCCGTCTATGTCTGTATTGTCTAAGTTAGAAGTTCCATCAACATCTATATCTCCTGCAACATCTAGACCTGCAGCACCTGCTAATACTAAATCATCAGCAGAAGCATCCCATAACATGTAAGCACTAGCTGTATCACCAAAGAATTTAACATCGTAACCAGTATCATCTACACCAACAGTTATAGTATTATCTACTTGAATAGCACCATCAAGATTAGTTGCTCCTGAAACTGTTAATAAATCTGTGGTAATTGTACCATCAAAATAAGCATCTTTAAATTCTAAAGAACTTGTTCCTAAATCAATATCGTTATCTGTAACTGGAACAATAGCTCCGTCTTGTATTCTAATCTGCTCAACTGCAGCACTAGAAACTTCTACAAATACTCCCCAACGATTATTTGTGCTATCTACAACAATTTTATTAAGAAAATCTAAATCACCAATAGTATGTATATTACCACCATGTCCTGCTGTACCATCGTGTCTGTGGCCTGTGCTTGAAGCACTGCTAGAACTGTATGTAAATGCATTTACTAATTGATTGTATTCATTGTTAAACAATGCAGCAGTAATGGTATCTCCATCACTAAACGTACTTTGTCTTGTATAACTTTGTGCCATGTTTTAATCTCTCCCTGAAGGTACGTAATCTATATATATTCCATTTACTGTATAAGGTGAATTTTGATTATCGCTAAATATTCTAAAATAATTACTTTTTCCACTGCCCTCTACTGATTGTCTAGTTATTGGATCTGTTGCTGCTCCAAACTTATGACCTGCTGTAGAACCAAAAACTGCTGTTCCAAACAACGAAGGTTTTGGTATTGATAATGAATAATCTGTAGGCTGTGGACTATCCAGATCATCAAAATTATATCTTATTCTTAAACTTGTATCAACTTCTCCTTCTGGAGTTATAGAAACTTTTACGTATTTTAAAGTTTTTAAAGTTCCTAAGTCTCCATAATCAATGTCTGGTGTCTGATATTTAGCTATAATATTTGTTGCTGATCCACCAGAATCTAAAAAACTATCTCCTGTGTCGTGATTATATACTTTTCCATTGTAATCACCATGATAATATTTTTCAACACCGCTTGAGTTAAAACCTGAAACTGCTGCAGCGCTTGCATCTATCCCAACTGTTTCAGACCACTGAAATTGTGTTCCTTGTTGTGTTGTTTTCAAAGTTCCTATTATTCCTCTTGCAGAACTTCCAGAAGTAGAATCTCCATAATATAAACGATATTGTGCCTTATCTCGTATAACAATACTACTTACATTATAACTTCCAATATTATCTGCAATGTTTTTCATTACAGGTTGTATTGCTCTAGTAACTGTACTTAACTCTACGTCACCAATTCTTGCTGTACCTGCTAGTGTTCTTATACCGTCAGGCGCTAAAAATACTAAGTCACCACCAATCTCTTGAATGCTTCTTCCGTCTAAACAACCTATATTTTGTGTAATTGGCTGTACCGCAATACTTGCCGATATGTTTATATTTACTAATTTATAAATACTATTTTTACAAAATATAATTAGATCATCACGAAAAGATCTTAATCCAACTACTTGATCATCTAATACTATACTTCCTGAACCACTTGATGTAAAATCATCTATATCATCTGTTCCACTATAAAATATAGTGTTTGGTGCTGTTGCTGCACCTGCTACAACTAAGTGCCTATCGTGTATCGTACAAAACTTAGGATAGTGTGTTCCGCTTACTGTTATTTCTTTTGCGTAGTAAGTTCGATCACTTAATGCACCAGTTCCTGTCATTTTAAAGTAAAAAGGTTTTACACCTGATCCTTCATCGGTAATTATAACTTCTCCATAAGTTGTATCACCTTCATAAGTTGCAAAATGTGCAAGACTTTGTGAAGTTCTAGCTGAAGCACTACGACCTGTAAAAGTACTATAGTTATCTCCACTACCAGAAACACTTGCTCTATTTATTTGCAACCAACTTGTTCCGTCTAAACTAAAATATATATTAGTACTTGAACAAGCTATAACTCCATCAGCGTAAACATGAAGACCTAATATATCGTCTTCACTGCTTGGATTTGCTGCGCTTCCTCCTCCAAAAGCTGAAAAACCATTTACTCGTCTATATCCTCCAGCAATATCAACTTCAAAGTTTTCTAACAATGTAGCAGAACCAGGAGTTCTTAACATTTCAAAAGAACTTGAAGACTTATCTAATCCTCCACTACAAGCTAATGCAAAAGGTTGAGAAGCAGTCATTATATTTGATCCGTTGACATATACTTAGGCGCAGGATTCATTAAATTAGATCTCATTTTTCTTAATCCTTTTTTATAATCGTCTAATGCAAAAGCTGCTGCCTGTGGATTGTCTTTAAATTGATGCATATAATATCTAGCTCTTGCTAATAATACTGAACTATACATGTCAGGAAATACTATTGTATCTCCGTGTGCATCTAGTGCTGTAGGTAAATCCCAAGCAAAAAACCACACTCTATAAACTTTGTCAGGTATTGGACTTAATCCAAACTTTCTACCGTCTTTACTTCTTATAACAACTTTAGGTTCACCATATGTTTGAGTATCTGCATCGTCTATATTTTCAGATTCTCTATAATGGTCTTTCCATTCTTCTAATGTTACAAAAGATAAATTCTTACTTGTATAAGGTGTTGATGCACCACTAACTCCAATAGTTGTTAAATAAAAATCATTCCAATCTATTGCACCATAATCAGTTGTAACTGAACTTGATGCTGCTTTTAATTCGTACCACCTTGTTCCTGCTGTTGTTTCAACATACACATTTCCATAAAAAGGATCTGTATCTCCGCTTTCTCCTGTAGCAAGAAAAGACCATCTAGGTTCAGCGCTTACTATATCATTATAAGCCCTATTAACACAATCTTTAACGTGGGCCTGAATTCCTAAAGCACTGCTAAAATTAGAAGAAGTTAAAACAACTTCGTTTGATTCTCTTAGTAACTCATTCGTTAATTGTAAATAAGTAGTTGCCATTATTTTTTATGAACCTTTTGTATTGCAAAATTTGCTTGTTTGCTCGCTCCTTTATGAGGTTTATATCCTCCTTTTGGATCTTTCATTAATTTATAAGACTTACCAGATTTCATCCAGTGGTATCCTTTTGGTGCTTTAACTTTCATATTACTTCATTGTGTTCATACCAACTCTGGCAGTACACTTTTCAACTTTATCTTCTATGTTTTCATATTGAACAACTCCACCATCACTATAAGCCATTCTTTTAGGAGTGCCTTTATTCATTTTTTTTCTTTTATCTTTATCTTTACTATAGTACATGTTTATCCTTTTTGTCTGTTATAATTCTTTTGGGTTTTTCCAAAAATCCTGTCAAAATTCTTATTGTATGTTTTTCTTTCTTGAGCAGTCATTCTATTGCCTGCACTTACTAATTTTCTATTGCCTTTTTTCTTATTCTTTAAAATAATAGGTCTTGCATCTGTTGATATTTGTGGCATTTTTTTCCTTTTTTTTTGAGTATGGGGAAGGAACTTATAATATGTCCTTCCCACACACCTTTATTGCTTTAATTAACGATTAGTCAATTGCATAGAAAGCAGATACTAAAGCTTCGCTACGAAGTACATCAGCGCCATAGACGTGAAGACCTCTAACGATGTCACCAAAACTGTCAGGATCACGAAGAACCTCAGTTTGTGTAATAGCTTGTGCAGTAGCGCAGGCAGAAATATGTCCAGCTATACATTTACCACTAGCTGTAGAAGCAGCAGCAATGTTATTAGACTTGTACATATCAAAACCACGCAGCTTTCCACTTGATACTAGTCCATTACGGATAGAACCTTGCCCTGCATTGAAGTCGACTGACATTAATTTTGAACCAGACTGAGACAGTTGCTCATACCACGAAGGAGGAGCGACAAACCATCTTCCTTCTTCAGGAATGTTTTGCTCGTCTAACAATCTAGCCATAAATGCCATTACATCAAGAGGATCAGTTCCAGTACCATCAGAACCAGTAAGGTCGATAGAGTTAGAACCGCCTTGATGTTGCCCCATTGTTTGAGTAGCAGCAGAAGCGTCTGCACCTAATACGTGATCAGGTGAAGAAGTTGAGACACCACTAAACAATTCAGCAATAACACCTTCATCAAAAGCATCTTTAAGAGCGTAAGCTGCAGAAGAGGATGCGACCTCTTTGAAGTTTACGTGAGACATAGATTTCTCAATGTCATCTACTTTGAATTTAAAAGCGTTAGCGACATCAACAGTAAGGGTTTCTTCCATGTCAGTAAGTTTGGTCTGAGTAACATCTGCACCTCTTTCATACTGATAAACAGTAATCTCAGGTTCTTTGATAATACGTACAGTATCTCCGTAAGCTGTAATTTCACCTGCATAATCAGTGTTAGTGATTGCTTCTGCTACTGAGGCTTTTCTAAAAAAGTTAAGTACCTTCTTGGAATAAACCTTAGGCATGAAGAATGCATTAGTTTGTCCAGTTACGGAGTTGCCAAAGTTACCATTAGTATCAGTCGATTGCTCAAATAAAGCGTCCGATTGATTATAAGCCATTTTAAGTCACCTTTAAATGTTAATAGTTATACTTTAACCACGAACCCTACCTTCTTCAAGAGCTTTATCGATCTCTGCTTCGAGCCGATCAAACTCATCCATAGGTAGTGCTGCGATCTCCTCTTGAGTCCAAATTTTCGGTTCTGCTGTAGCATCTATCGTTGTAGTCTTTGTAGATACCATGTCCGCAGCCGTTGAGCTTGAACTCTTAGACTTCTTTTGAGTCTGTGTTTTCTCATTAGAAGCTAATCCCATGTCCTGTTTAAATAAATCAATTGCTCGACTTGCTAAACTAACATTGTTAGGATTATTATAAACCCATGCTTGAATATCTTCTGGTTGAGTCTTGGCCCAATTGTGAAATTCATCACTATCTCGAAGTTCTGAAAAATCAGGATGCTTATTATAAAGCTCTGACTCTGCTTCTCTTCTTAGGGCTGCTGCTTCTCTTTCTTGTAAAGCTGCAATCTTAGAATTTAATTCTTCAACTTTGGCTTCACTTTGTAAGTGTGAAACAGTTTCAACCACATCATAAACATCAGGATATTGTGCTTTAAATTGTTCAAGTTCTTCGACAGTTTTTGGAGCTTTGTACTCAGGTCGTGAAGCGGTTGCTTCTTGAATAAGTTCTTGCTCTCTGCTTCTAAACTCATTAAGCTTACTATCGTAATGCTTTTTCAAGTCATCGTACCTTTTTTTATAGTTAGGCTGTGAATAAGGTTTAGTTTTTTCTACTGGTTGTTCTTCTACTTGTTGATCACCTTCTTCAACTTTTTTAGTTTCTCTAGGTTCAACAAATAAACTGTCAGCAGATAAACCTGCTTTAGGCATAACATCTTCCGTATGCCATGATTTTCTCATGTTGTACGGATTAGGTACTGGTTCATTTTGTGCTTCTTCTGTAGAAGCTACATTTTCATTTTCAGTCATTTTTACTCTCCTTCCTTTGTGCTTACTCTACCGAAGGTGGCTTATTCCAAGAACGTCTTCTTTATAAGTGCTTTCCCAAGTAAGGTGGCATCAAAAGGTATTTTACTTTTTTAAAATGTAGAGGGCTGTCTGACTAGGACAGGTGGCTCTACGGTTAATTAGGAGACGAATAGTGAATTACGAGGATTCAAAGCAATCATAGATTCGCTCACTTTTTTATCAGCTAAAGACTTAGGCATTAAACTACCTTGTCGTTCTTTAGGCTGAAC